ATGTTTGCCCTGATCGACGGCAACAATTTCTACGCCAGCTGCGAGCGGGTGTTCCAGCCCGAGCTGCGTGGCAGGCCATTGGTCGTGCTAAGCAACAACGATGGCTGCGCCATTGCTCGATCGGACGAAGCCAAAGCGCTGGGGGTCACCATGGGCCAGCCGATCCACAAGGTGCCCTCGCAGATCCGCCGGCGACTTGCGCTGCGCTCCGCCAACTTCGGTCTGTACGGCGACATCGCCTCGCGCATCGGCGTAATCCTTCGCCAAGCCGTGCCGCGTGTGGAGGTGTACTCCATCGACGAGTCTTTCCTTGACCTGGCCGGCATCCGCGATCGCCGGCAGCTCGCGGTTGACCTACGCCAGCGCGTCCACCAATGGACTGGCATCCCGAACTGCATCGGCATTGCGCCGACGAAGACCCTGGCCAAGCTGGCCAACCGGGTCGCCAAAGATGCGGCGCGTAAGCCGGGCAGCTACCCTGCCGGCTTGGCCGGGGTCTGTGACTTGGCCGCGCTCAACGCCAGTGAGCTCGATGCAGTGCTGCGGGCCACGTCAGTTGGCGACCTCTGGGGCGTTGGTAGGCGCTGGAGCGCCAGGCTGCAGGCACGTGGTGTGTATACGGCAGCGGATCTGCGGGATGCGGCTGCAGACGACCTGCTCGCGGAGTTCGGAGTGGTCATGGCGCGCACACAGCGCGAGCTGCAGGGCCACGCCTGCCTCGAGCTCGAAGAGGTTGAGCCAGACCGACAGCAAATCATGGTCAGCCGGTCGTTCGGGACATGGGTAAGCGACCCACAAGCTATGTCAGAGGCGCTGGCCACCTTCGCCATGCGTGCCACCGAGAAGCTGCGCGCTCGCGGATTGACGTCGAGCGCGATTGGCATCTTTGCCGAAACGGATTCGTTCAAGCCAGGCGTACCGCAGCACAACCCATCACGCACCGCCCCACTCGCCTCCGCCACTTCTGACAGCCGCATCGTACTCACGACAGTACGCCGGCTGTTCCAGGGCTTCATGCGAGAGGGCTTCGCCTACAAAAAGGCCGGCGTGTGCCTGATGGATCTGGCCAAGCCTGAAGACCTGCAGGGCGACCTATTCACTCCGGCTCGAATCGGCGACGAGAAGCTGATGAGCGCCTTGGACGCTATCAATCGGCGCTTCGGGCGGGGTACGGCCGGCCTCGGTGCAAGCGGGTGGCAGAACTCTCCAGCATGGGCTTCGCGGCAGGAGCTCTTGTCGGGACGCTTCACCACCTCACTGGCAGATCTTCCGCGCGCCACGTGCTGATCGCGCGCCGCCAGGCCTGACTTAGGCGGCTCGGACTGACTCCAATTCCTACGGCAATGTGCAGGCCTGGCCATCCACGAGAGATGGGAGGTTGATGTGCGTGTGCTCAAGCGTAGACGCAGGTGTGGTGGCTGGAGCCCCTTTTGAGCCCCTAATGGGCAATTTTTGGGATGACCATCGGAGATAGGTAATTTAGGTAATCTGCTCCCGGAAATACCAATATCCATATAACTATCAATCACTTACATAACAATATCAAAGGTAATTAAAGGGTAATTGGGAGGTAATGGGATTACCTTTTGGGGAGGTAATCGAGACCCACAAAAATATCCTTATATTTCAATCACATAACTTTTCTATGGGAGCTTGATTACCCCAAATCACCCCAAAAGGTAATCCCAAACTTCCTACTGGCATCAGTCGCTTAGACCCTGTTTCAGTTCCCGGATTACCGATTACCTGATTCCGATGGTCATCTGCCGAAATGCGCCGGGAGGCCCAGCCATAGGAACGCATTCGTGCCCGCAGCAAAGCCCCCTAGGCGCGACGCCCCCCCGATTTTGAGTAGCACCTCAGTTTGGAGTCCAATTCCCTAACTCGAGGAGATTGGACGTGAAGAAGCGTTTTTCTGAAGNAGGCCATTGGCGGCATGACGCCATCTGCGTATGCCCAACAGCTGGCCAACACCGATATCATCAACCCCGGACTCTAAACCCGGCCGCTACTCAGAGCGGGGGGACGTCGGGCGCGCAGGGATGTGAAGGGAAGAGAGGCCTCCCTGAATCGCACGGATCGGCAACAGCAGCGAGACCTAGGGCCACACTGCGGGGGTGCAGCGAAAACCACGTATGAAGACCGCAGGCGTGGCGGGGCGACGATTGCGCGCGCCGCCGCTAGGCAGGGGACGCCTAGTCGATTGCTCTTTTGTTAAGCAGAAATTAATATTCGCCTAGAGTCCGCATCGGGTTACATGATCGAGCTGCCAAGGAGGCCTCATGCAGTTGCAACTCAAGCAATTCAAGATGATCGAACTAGCCGACCCTTTTTTTGATTCACTCAAGGCTGGCTATGCAGAATTTCCGATTTGGTTCCAACGAAAAGCCGAGGACTGGGCATACGTCTTTTATGGCGACTCGGGGACTGTCGAGGGCTTTCTATATTTGAAAATTGAAAGCGACGCAGTTGAGGACACAGCACCACCTTTGCCGCCTGCAAGACGGGTGAAAGTTGGCACCTTCAAGGTGAACCCCCATGGGACTCGACTCGGAGAGCGCTTTGTTAAAAAGCTCTTTGACCATGCGCTGCATGTAGACGCAGCGGAAATCTATGTCACCGCATTTCCAGAGCACACAGCACTGCTCGCTCTATTTGCACGTTATGGCTTTGAGCACAGGGCGAATAAGACTTCACCAAACGGCACCGAACTTGTACTGGTTAGGACGCTCCAAGCCCCTTATCAAGATGTAACGACTAGCTACCCGTTAATACCGTTCGGGAGAAACTCTGCTTATTTGCTGGCACTCTATCCTCAGTGGCATACGCGATTGCTGCCTGACTCTATCCTCAGAAGTGAGGATGACAACATCGTACAAGATATTTCGCACGCGAATAGCATTCACAAGGTATATCTAGCAGCAATGCCGGGAATGGAAGCCTTGCGCCGAGGGGATCTTTTACTGATCTATAGGACCAGTGATGGTCAAGGGTCAGCGTACTACCGATCCGTAGCAACTTCGATTTGCGTTGTTGAAGAATATAGGACCATCCATAGCTTTTCTTCGCTCAATGAGTTCATGGGATATTGTCGTCCCTACAGCGTCTTCACTGACGATGAACTGGCACAATTCTGGGCTAGGAAAAACTACCCTCACGTTGTGCGCTTCACATACAATGTCGCTCTATCGAGGCGCCCCAATCGGAAAGTGCTCATCGAAGACGTCGGCCTGAACGCGGATGCGCGCTGGGGCTTCATGCCCTTGACACACAGCCAGCTTCTAAGCATCGCACAGCTAGGAAATGTTCATGAAAGTCTTATTATCCATCAAGCCTGAATATGCCGAAAAAATTCTTGATGGCAACAAGCGTTACGAATTTAGAAAGGCAATACCGAAGGCTAACGGCGTTAAAACTGTTGTTATATATGCAACAAAACCCGTCGGAAAGGTTATAGGAGAATTCGAGATCGATGAGATCATCTCCCATAGACCTGCCGTGTTATGGCCACTTACAGCTCAATTCTCAGGGATATCTAAGCGTTTTTTTACTGATTATTTTAAGGGACGATCGACAGCGCATGCCATTAAAGTAAAATCAGTTACGCGGTATATAGAACCTAAAGAACTCAGCCATGTCATCGCAAGCGGAGTCGCCCCTCAGTCATTTTGTTATTTAACCTAAGACTGCGCTATCCCATCATGTCCGGCCGCACAAAAAAGCGGCCGGATGTTTGAATACCCTAAAGTTCTGATAACCTTGAAATAGCAGAACTAGCGTAATGGCGAGTTATTTCCACTCCAGTCCAGTTGTATCCCTCCAACTGTGCAGCGATTAGAGTCGTCCCACTTCCTGCAAATGGATCAAGTACACGTCCTCCTGCTTCGCAGATCCTCACCAGCTGACGCATCAATTCGGTGGGCTTGCCGGTCAGGTGGTGCTTATCGGCCTTGCGCACCGACTCACGTATGACACCGGGCAGCACGGGCGCTCGGCGATCCAACGGCATGTTGCCCTTGCTGCCCCACACGATGTATTCGGCCTGATTGCGGAAGCGCCCCAACTGCGGCCGCACGCCTTCGGTCTTGTCCCAGACGGTGATGCCGCGCCAGGTGAAGCCAGCGATCTGCAGCGCGTCGGTGGTCAGCGGGAGCTGTCGCCAGTCGGTGAACAGCAGGACCGGCGCGCCGTCTTTGAGCACGCGCGCGCACTCGGACAACCACAAATGCATCCATTTCAGGTGCGAACGTTGGTCGCGCTCGTCGCCAACGAAGTCGGCATGTCCGCCATCCCGGCAGTACTTGGTCGACGGCGACCGCGCCCGGGCAGCGGCGGTCAGGCCACCACTGGCATACGGCGGATCAGTGATCAGCGCGTCGAACGAATTCGCTTCGAGCGTTGGCAGGATTGTCAGGGCGTCGCCCTGCAGGAGCTGGTTTTTCATGGTGAGAGCCTTCTTGGATTCGCTCGCGGCGATCGGAGGTGAGGCTCTCGGCCTTCAGGTGATTGAGCGTGCCGCAACGCGGGCACTTGATCTGGATTTCATCGAAGGCGCCAGCCTTGCACAGCAGGCGGGCGCATTCGCCACAACGGAGGTTCTTGAGCATTGCGTGGTCTTGCGGTGGGAAAGGATTACGCGGCCGCTGGCGGCGCGTAGGGTGTGAAGGCGATGACCTCATCGCCCACCCAGTCGTTGATCTTCAACATGCGCGCCTGCAGCGGTTCCAGCTCGTTGGCGGCCCAGACGGCAGCGGCTTCTCGGATGGACCCGAAGCCGCCGGCATTCTGCGGCACGATGCCCATGAGTTGCGGCGGGATCCGTAGCGCGGCCAGCATGTCGTCGCGGGTGATGCCCTTGATGCCGCTGAACTCATCCTTGGCCGCCACTTCGCTGACCGGGATCAGCTTCAGCCCGTCCTTGTTGCCGCCTGGCGAGTACAGGAACAGGTTGCGGAAGTTGCCCGGCCCCTTGGCGCCCTTCATGGCGTTGCGCAGCGCGTCGACGTCTTCCTGGCTCTGCTGCGGGTCGGTCAGGTACAGGATGAAACCCGCGTGCGAGCCGTTGTTGTAGTACTTGCGCCGGAACAGCGTGGCCGACTCGTTGAGCAGCGCCGACTGCATCGCCGGCATCCACTCGGGCAGGCCGTAGAGTTCCTGATCGACATCGGCTTCGCGCAGCTGGAACACGCTGCCCGGCTCGAACACGTGCTCGTCGTGCCAGGTGCGCACTTGGAAGTACTCGCCCTCTGTGACGCCGCGCCGCATGTACTTGGACAACGGCGCAGCCAGCGACAGCGCACCGCCCATGCGGTTGCGGCGCCGCTCAAGGTAGCCATTGCCCAGCGTGATCCAGTCCAGCGACAGCTGCTCGAAGGCCTCGCGCGTCAGCAGCCGGTGCGGCTTGAAGGTACGCGCCAGCATGTTGCGCTTGAAGATCAGCCCGGACTGCAGGAACGGATTGCTGCGGGTGGTCTTGGACAGGCCATCCAAAGCCACCGGCGGCTCATACCAGCGCCCGTTCTGCCAGCACTCCAAGTAGTCCAGCACCCCGCGCCCATCGAGCACCGGCGTCGGATCGCCAAAGGTGAAGGCCTCGGTGCGTGCAGGCGCGGCTGGCGCTGCAGGCGCGCTGGCGGGCAGCTGGTCGGTCAACATCAAGAGATCTCCATGAAGCCGGAATTGCGCGCGGTGCGCCCTTCCAGCGGTTCGTTCTGCAGCGCGTGGAACAGTGCCCACGCCAGGTCCGCGTGGCCGGTCTCTTCCGAGCGGCCAGCGGTGAAGGTGGACTGGCGGCCGCTGGCCGTCATGGTCTTGCGGATGGCCATCAACGACTGCGCCACATCGGTCCAGCCGGCGTCGAACTCCAGCCGCCCGTTGTGGATCACGTCGAACGCCTTGAGCACCAGGCGCGTCTTGACCTCCGGCGAGTAGCTGAAGGTGACCAGATTCGGGAAGAACTGCTTCACCAGCTGCGCCACACCGCTACCCATGCCGGTGGTGTCGATGCCGATGTAGGTCACCCAATAGCGGCGCGTGATGCGCTCGATCTCGGCCGCTTGCTTGGCAAAGTCCATGCCCCGGAACTGGATCCGCTCCAGCAAGCGGAACTTGCCGCCGGGCAGCTGCGGTGGCGCCACCACGACCAGGCCGGCGGTGTCACCGGTCTCGGCCGGGTCGTAGCCGATCCAGACCGCGCGATCGCCGTAGGGGCGCGCGGCGAACGGTTTGTAGTCCTCACCCCACTCGACCCAGCTATCGACCATGCACGGCTGCAGCATCGCCAGCGGGAAGATGCTGGCGCCATCGTCGACGAACTCGCACATCAACAGGTTGGCGAAGGCGTCCGGGCTGTATTCCTCGCGCAGCTCGTCGATGTCGAACAGGTCGCAGCCACGGCGCTGGGCATCGAGGATGTTGACGATCTGCCGCCAGGCGCGGTCCTGGCAGCGGCGACCACCGGCCAGCGCGTCATGCGAGACATCGATCTGGATCCGCTGCGCGGCCGGCTTGCCCTTGTTGCGGCGCTCTCCGGTCCAGAATGTGTAGGCCTCGTGGGCCATGCTCGATGGCGTGCTGAAATAGGTCTTGCGCCACTTCATGTGCATCGCCATGCCGCTGGCGACCTTGTTCAACTCGTTGAACCCGTAGGTCCAGAAGAATTCGTCGAAGTAGAAATTGCCGTGGTAGCCCTGGGCGGTGCGTGCATTGGTGCCCAGGAAGAACAGCTCGGCGCCGTTGGGAAACACGATGCTGTCGCCGCCGGAGAGCGTCTCGTCGATCGTCTCGCGCACGAACTGCTGCATGTAGCCGCGGAACAAGTGCGCCTGCGCCTTGGACGCACTGAGGAAGATCTGATTGCGCCCGGTGGTGAGCGCATCGATCAGCGCCTCGCGGGCGAAGTAGAACGTGGCACCGATCTGGCGCGACTTGAGGATGATGCGGGTGCGCTCGTTGCCTGCCCGGTACCAATCGCGCTGATAGTCGAAGCAGCCGTCGACGAATGCCGTGGTCAGCTGCTCGATCTGCTCCTCGGTGAAGTCGTTGCGCTTGGGCTTCTTCTTGGGCGCTGCGTTGCGGTTCGCCACAGCCGGATTCAGGTCGGCCTCGTTGCCGCCGCCCTGGTAACGCTGGATGCGCGCCTGGCGCTCCAGCTGACGGTGCAGCAGATCAATTTCCTTGAAGTCGCCGCCGGACTTTTCCGGCTTCATGATCAGCACGACCAGGCGCGCTTCGAGCGCACCACCGATGCGCTCAACGTTGTCTGCGCGATCCCACTCGTCACGCGACTTCCAGCTGTGTACAGTCTTCTCGTTCTCGCCGATGGCCTGCGCAATTTCGGTCACGCGCCATCCCATCCAGTACAGGAACTTGGCCTGTCTGCGGGTGTCCATCGGGAGCTGGGTGGCAACGCTTTGCATGCCGACCAGGGTGCGGCCCACCTCTTAATCCGGACAGTTGAACGACGCGTAATCGCCTGATTTACACGGTGATTGCGTTGCTGCGCCATGCGTCGCGTTTGACCATGGGTCATCGCAAACGCATCCAGCGCAGAGGACACCCATGTCGGGTAAGACCAAGAAGTTCCGTTCCAACTGGTTCCGCGTGGCCGTCGAAGGCGCCACCACCGATGGCCGCACGATTCAGCGCAGCTGGATCGACGACATGGCCGCCACCTACAACCGCGAGACCTACAACGCCCGCATCTGGATCGAGCACATGCGCAGCCTGCTGCCGGACTCGCCGTTCCGTGCGTATGGCGATGTCACCGCCGTCAAGGCCGAAGAGGTGGAGATCGACGGCACCAAGCGCCTGGCGCTGTTCGCACAGATCGAGCCGACCGCCGACCTGATCACCATCAACAAGTCCAAGCAGAAGCTCTACACCAGCATCGAGGTGCAGGAGAAGTTCGCCAACACCGGCAAGGCGTATCTGGTCGGCTTGGCCGTGACTGATTCGCCGGCCAGCCTGGGCACCTCCATGCTCAGCTTCGCCAGCCAGAACCCGGACGCCAACCCACTGGCCGATCGCAAGCAGTCACCGGGCAATCTGTTCACCGTCGCCGAGGAAACCGCGCTGGAATTCAGCGAAGTCAGCGAAGGCCCGGTCGCCAATCTGCTCAGCCGGATCCGCACCGCGCTCAAGAGCGAAGACGCCACCAGCATCACCGCCGAACAGTTCGCCGACCTCGGCCAGGGCGTCGAAGAGATCGCCGAGCACGTGCGCGGCCAAGACGAACGCTTCAACCGCCTGCAGGCCGAACACGCCGAGCAGAAGACCAAGCACGAGCAGCTGGCGAACGACCTGGCGCAGCTGCGCGAGTCGCTGTCGCAGCAGCCCGACCCCGCGCAGCCCGCACGGCCGGTGGTCACCGGCAGCGGCGCGGCCGTGCTGACCGACTGCTGATCCCACACCACACAAACGCCGCAGCGCCACACCCTTCGGAGCCACCATGCAAAACGCCACCCGCCTGCAGTTCAACCAGTTCGCCGAGCAGATCGCCAAGCTCAACGGCATCACCTCCGCCTTCCATTCCTTCGCTGTCGATCCGACCGTGCAGCAGAAGCTGGAAACGCGCATGCAGGAGTCGAGCGAGTTCCTGTCCAAGATCAACATCATCCCGGTGGACGAACTGTCCGGCCAGAAGGTGGGCATCGGCGTCACCGGCAGCATCGCCAGCCGCACCGATACCGGCGCCGGCAAGACCCGCACCCCGCGCAACGTGGCCGTACTCGACAAGAACGAGTACGTCGCCAAGAAGACCGACTTCGACACCGCCATTCCGTATGCGTTGCTCGATACCTGGGCCAAGTTCCCGGACTTCCAAGCGCGCCTGCGCGATGCCATCGTAAAGCGTCAGGCCCTGGACCGTCTGCAGATCGGCTTTAACGGTACGCACGCAGCTGCCGATACCGACCGCGCCGCATTCCCGCTGCTGGAAGACGTCAACATCGGTTGGCTGCAGCAGTACCGCACCAACGCCGCCCAGCGCGTGCTGGCGAGCGGAAAGGCTGCAGGCAAGGTGGTCATCGGCGGCGCCGCTGCCGGCGCCGACTACGGCAACCTCGACGCACTGGTGTTCGACGTGGTGAGCAACTTGCTCGACCCGTGGCACCGCAAGGATCCGAGCCTGGTGGTGGTGCTGGGCCGCGACCTCATGCACGACAAGTATTTCCCGATGGTCAACAAGGACCAGCCGGCCAGCGAGAAGATCGCCACCGATCTGATCTTGAGCCAGCGCCGCGTCGGCGGCCTGCAGGTGGCCGAGGTGCCGTACCTGCCGGACGGCGCGTTGATGGTCACTTCGCTGGCGAACCTCTCGATCTACTACCAAACCGGTGGCCGTCGTCGTTACATCCAGGAAGTGCCGGCGCGCGATCGCATCGAGAACTACGAGTCCTCCAACGATGCCTACGTGGTCGAGGACTACGGCTTGGGCTGCGTGGTCGAGCACATCGAGATCGAGGCCTAAGCCATGGCCGACAGTCCCGCAAAGCGTCACCACAGTCGCGTGCTGGCCGAGTTGGAAGCGGCCCAGCGCGCTCCGCATCAGCTGATGGCCGGTGCCACGGCCTATGAGCAGCACATGGCGCAGCTGCAGAGCGATCGCCTGCGGCTGAAGCAGATCCAGTCCACCCAGGGCAAAGCGGCGCTCAAGGTGCAGCTGCTGCCGACCTACGTGCCATATCTGGCCGGCGTGCTGGCCGGCGGCCAGGGCGCGCAGGACGAGATCGTCATGACGTGCATGGTCTGGCGCATTGATGCCGGCGACTATGCCGGCGCGCTGGAGCTGGGCGCTTATGTGCTCAAGCACGGCTTGCAGATGCCCGACCGCTTCTCCCGCACCGTGGGCTGCGTACTGGCCGAGGAAGTCGCCGAGGCGGCGCTGTCTGCGCAGAAGACAGGCCAGCCGTTCGATGCGGCCGTCCTAGCCGACACGGCCGCGCTGACCGCCGAACAGGACATGCCCGACGAGGTGCGCGCCAAGCTGCACCTGGCGCTGGCTCGCGCATCGCTGGCGGGCATCACCGACGAGACGCCCGCCGACCAGGCGCAGCCGATCGCCGCTGCCGCTGTGGCCGACCTGCAGCGCGCCATCGCACTGCACGGCAGCTGCGGCGGCAAGAAGGATCTGGAGCGCGCCGAGCGCCTCTTGAAGAAGTTCAGCGCTGAGCCTGCAGGCACCAGCGCATAACCGAGCGTCCCCGCAACCCTCGCCGGCTCGGGACTGATCCACAGCACGTCATCGCTGCGGTGACGCCCCGACCACCGGCGATCTCTTTCGAGCCTTCCATGAGCGGATTCACTGCCACCGGCACCACCAGCGCCACGCCTGACGCGATCGCCAACGCGCCGTTCTGGCCGGCGATCGCACCGGCCGATGTGCGGGCGAGCATGCGCCTGGATGGCACCGTGACCGACGCGCGTCTGCGCCACGCCATCGTCGCCGCCATGCTGGCGGTCAACGATGAGTTGCAGACCTGGGCGCAGGCGCAGCAGGCCGCCGGCTGGACCGCGTTGGCCGATGTACCCAGCACCACCGTCGACGGAGTCTCGCGCCGCGTGCAGCTGTACCTGCGTGCGGTGGCGTGCGCCACGGCCGTGGAAGTGGCAGAGCGTTACCGCAGCTTCGACGCCACTGACAGCGCTAACCAGCGCGCTGACGACCTGTCACCAAGCATCACCGAGCTACGCCGCGACCAACGCTGGGCCGTGCGCGATTTGCAGAACCTGCCACGCAGCACGGTGGAGCTCATCTGATGCGCGTGCACGCCATGCAAGGTGACACCGTAGACCTCTTGTGCTGGCGCCACCTGGGCAGCACGACCGGCCTGGTCGAGCGCACCTATCTCCTCAATCCCGGCCTGGCCGAACTGGGCGCCGTGCTGCCGCATGGCACGCCAGTGGAGTTGCCCGAGGTAACCACCACCACAGCGGCGATGACGCCGCTTGTGCAGCTATGGGACTGATCTGATGACCGAACCCACCTCCGTATCGAGCGGCTTTTTGATCGCCACCGGTGTGGGCCTTGCCTCCGTGCTGCCTGGCATCGACGGCGATGCACTGATCGGCGCCTTCGCCGGCGGCGCGTTGTTCGTGGTGTCCGCCGCCAAGCAACCACTGCTGGCGCGGCTGATCTATTTCCCGGTGAGCGTGATCGCCGGCTACCAGCTGGCGCCGGAGCTGCTGCGCTGGTTGCCGATCAAGTCCAGCGGCGTGGCCGCCTTCGCCAGCGCGGCGTGCGCGATCACCGTCACGCTGGGCCTGATCGAAAAGAGCAAGTCCTTCGACTTTTCCTTCCTACGTCGTGGAGGTCCGCCCAGTGCATAGCCTGGTCACAGTCCTGACGTTGATGGCCTCGCTCGCCATCTGCGTCCGCCTGCTTACCTACCACCGCCCGGTCGATGCGCGCCATCGACGCGGCGCAGGCTGGTGCGCGTGGTTGCTGATCGCCAGCACCGGCGGCCAGGCGCTGCACATCCTGCTGGTCGGCGCCGGCTCGCAAGTCAGTCTTTGGCACCTGGGCACGTTGATCGTGCTGGCGGTGCTCACCTACCGCGCCCAGGGCAATGTGGCGCGCATCCTGAAGGTCGATTGATGTTCACCGATACCCAGCTCGCCTCGATCATGCAGTGCTCGCCGCAACGCGCGCAGCGCTGGCACGGCCCACTGCTCGCCGCCGCCAACCGCTTCGGCATCACCACCAAGCGCCGCGCCGCGCACTGGCTCGGCCAGGTCGGCCACGAAAGCCTGAGCCTGTCGCGCATGGAAGAAGGGCTGACCTACACCACCAGCGCCCGACTGCTGGAGGTATTTGGCGCGCGTGTCACGCCTGCCCAGGCGCCCAAGTTCCTGCGCAATCCGGTCGGCCTGGCCAACTTCGTCTACGCCGACCGCCTGGGCAACGGCAACGAAGCCAGCGGCGACGGTCACTGCTACCGGGGCCGTGGCCCGATGCAGCACACCTTCCGTGGCAACTACCGCCGTATTGGCGAGCTGATCGGCCTGCCCGTCGAAGACCAGCCCGACCTGTTGCTGCAGATCGAGCCAAGCGCACTGGGCGCGGCGGCGTACTGGCACGATAACGGCCTCAACGCGCTGGCCGACACGGGCGACGTGCTTGGACTGGGCCGCAAGATCAATCTGGGCAACGTGCGTGCCAAGCGCTTGCCCGAAGGCCACAGCGATCGCGTCACGCGTACCAAGCGCGCCCTGCAGATCCTGGGCGTGAGCTGATGGTCACGCGCCTGATCATCCTGCTGGCGCTGATTGCGCTGCTCGTCGGTGGCTGCGTGTGGCAGGAGCGACGCATCAGCACTGCACGCACAGAGCGCAAGCAAGCGCTAGACGCAAAAGCTGCCGCCGTCGCCGAACGCGACAGTGCAAGGGCTTCCACAAAAACCGTTGTCGAGTACGTTGACCGCGTGCAGATCGTGCGCGAAGCCGGCGCCACCATCACCCGCGAGATCCCGATCTATGTCACCCAGAAAGCAGACGCTGCTTGCGTTATTCCTGCTGGCTTTGTGCGGCTGCACGACGCCGCCGCCACGGGCAACCCTGCCGGGCCGCCCACCGGAGATCCTGATGCGCCGGCCGCCGGCATTACGCTCTCTGCCGTCGCCGGCACCGTCGCCGACAACTACACCAGTTGCCACTCCGCCGCCGCGCAGCTGAGCACGTTGCAGGACTGGATCGACCTGCACGCACCGGAGCCGGCGCCATGATCAAGTCCGCCAGCCTGCGTGCGCATCTGGTCGCGGCCTTGCCGGATCTGGCACGCGATGCCGACAGGCTGCTGGTGTTCATCGACGCCGGCAGCCTGGTCAGCACGTTCCAGCCGGGGCTGTCGTTCGAGTACCAGTACACGCTCAACCTGATCGTGACCGACTACGCCGGCCACCCGGACAGCGTGATGCTGCCGCTGCTGGAATGGGTGCAGGTCAATCAGTCCGAGTTGCTGTCCAATACGTCGCGTCGGGGTGAGATCACGTTCGAGGCCGACATCCTCGCCAACGATGCGGTGGATCTGTCGATCAAGTTGCCACTGACCGAACGCGTGGTCGTGACCGCGAAGGACGGCGGCGGCTACGACATCATCCATGCGCCCGAGCCGGTGATCGATCCCACATGGATGAGTTGACCGCGCTGGAGAACTGGGCCGGGCCGTTGCTGGCTCGCCTGCAGCCCGGTGAACGCCGCACGCTGGCCCGGAAAATCGGGACGGAGCTGAGGCGCTCGCAGAGCCAACGCATCGGCAAGCAGCAAGAGCCCGATGGCACGCCGTACGCACCACGCAAGCAGCAGCTGCGGCAGAAGGCCGGACGCGTCAAACGCGCGAAGATGTTTGCCAAGCTGCGCCAGGCCAAACACTTCAAGGTCAGCGCCAGTCATACAGCTGTAAGTGTGGGATTCGTGGGGCGCGTATCGCGTATCGCCCGTGTGCATCAGGAAGGGCGAGTCGATCAAGTCCGTCGCCACGGTCCGAAGGTGCGGTTCGCAGCGAGACCACTCCTCGGATGGAATGCCGAAGATCGGCTACGAGTGCAGCAGCTGATCGCTAAACACCTGGACGGTCCAGAATTCACCAAAATTTAACGTTCGCATACGCAGCATTAACATTCGGTTGCGAATGGCAGATGTCTTCATGGAAGAGCCACCAAGCACAGCTGGCTCCCTCCAATGAGAATTTTTGACGTGTCAGCCATAACGCCACCCAAAATCCTAATCGTCGAGGACGACATAAATCTTCGCATTGTTTGTGAGATGACACTCGCTACAGGCGGCTATGAATACCGCAGCGTCGACGGCCCGGTGCAGGCGTTTGAGCTCCTACGAACCGGTCAACTATTTGATCTAATTCTTTCAGACCTCAAGATGCCTGGTCAGATTGATGGCCAAACCTTCATTCGCGAGTTGCGCCGGATGGGCGTGAGGACTCCCGCAATACTCACGTCGGGCTACTCGTTCGACGACTCACAACTGCCTGAGGCCACCTGCTTCTTGGCGAAACCCTACACGGTCAGAACTTTGCTCGATCTGATCAAGGAATGCCTGACCAAACATGAGTCCGATCCTGAATAAGGTTGGCCGTCGTGTTGGCTATCTCCACACGGCGTCGCATTTGACCCAACAGTCACGCTTGCAGGCCGGTCCCTCTGTCAATTGTTCCAGCTCTCCCGCAAAGCGATGATGATGTGGGGATCTACAGACTGCCGTGAGATTGCCGATAGTGGGGAAACAGAGGGGTTCATATGCCAGGCGCACTTAAAAACCAACTTCCATTCTCGTCAACTAGCGAGACAGTCGACGAGGTTCTGGGCTGTCTGGCCCAACTCACGCCACTGAGGACCTGGATCTTTGCAGAGGTCAAGAATGACTACTGGATCATCCGGGCATGCACCGATTCAAGCTTTGGATTCAAGGTCGATCAATTTTTGAGCTGGCCCGAATCGGTATGCCGAAGAGTCATTTCCAGAGGTGGTCCCCAATGCGCGCCGGACTTGCGCAAGATAGAGCATTTGGCAGGTGCGCCGATCGCCATCGAGCTTGGCATTTCTAGCTACCTCGGCGTGCCGATCAAAATTCCCGGCAAGATGGAAGGCATGTTGTGCGGCATAGACACCCAAGTGGTCGGCGGTGAATTGTTCCACTTGCTTCCCGTAGCCGAGACGTTTGGGCGTGTCCTTGCAAGTAGTTGGGCACAGCATCTTTCCGAAACTCAACCAGCAGTGGCAGATCCGCAGGATGTGCAAACGGTTGATTTCCTGACAGGACTCTATGACCTCACCGCCTTCCAAAGCCTCCTCCAGAACGCGACAGAGATGCAGCGTGGTGAGCAGGGAGGCGTCTTACTTTTCGATCTAGACGTCAGCAGTGCAGGCAAGGATTCAGGAAAGCGGAAAGAAATAGAAATCGCAGCAGGCCTGTTGAAAGCAGCGACGCGTCCACAGGATGGTCTCGCACATCTCTCGCAAGGTGAGTTCGCTATTTATCTGCCAGGTATCAGTGAGGCCGGCATGCTATCGGTTGCTCGACGTATTCGTTCATCTCTCGCCGCGCGTGGCCTCAAATCAAAGTGGGGAGCGAGCTGGTTCAAGAACATGGATCAACTCGACAACATAAACAAAGTGCTCAAACATGCCAGCGCGCATAGCAGCGGCACGAATATTTCGACGCAGGCATCAGCTCAAGACTGAGTCTCTTTGTATTATCCATGCACTGGCACGCAAGATTGAGCATGTAGCGGCCATGGATACGTCAGGGACAGGTGGGCTTAGATGCAAGGATAAGGGAGCCTTGGCGTAGGCTTTCTTGTCTAGCGAACATGGCTTCATTTACCGCTGTCGATCTTTCAAAACTTCGAGCTCCCGACTTGATCGAGAGCTTGAACTTCGAAGCGATTTTCGCCGAGGCGCTAGCTCAGTTTCGCCGGCTAATGCCGGAATTCTCTGCACTCACTGAATCGGATCCGGTCTACAAGATCCTGCAACTGTTCGCGGCCCGCGAACTCCTGATCCGCCAGCGCGCCAACGACAAAGCCCAGCAGACCATGCTGGCTTTCGCCACCGGCACCAACCTCGATCACCTTGGCGCATTGTTCGGTGTCGCACGCCTGGTGATTGATCCGGTCCAACCGGAGAGCGGCATTGCACCGACCCACGAGTCGGACGTGGACTTTCGTCGCCGGATCCAGCTGGCACCGGAGGGGTTCAGCGTTGCCGGCCCCGAGGGCGCCTACATCTATCACGCGCTCAGCGCGGCCGCCGATGTCATGGACGCCAGTGCCACCAGCCCCGCACCCGGGCAAGTGCTGGTAACCATCCAGTCGCGCACCGGCGATGGCACGGCTCCACAGGCGTTGTTGGACCAGGTCGCTTCGATTCTCACCAACGATGACGTGCGCCCGCTGACCGACAGTGTCACGGTCCAGAGCGCCCAGATCGTCCAGTATGCCATTCGTGGGCGCGTCTACACCTACGCCGGCCCTGACTCGGCAGTGGTCATGCGTGAGGCGCTGCGTAGCCTGCGGGCGTATCTGGATGAGGCACACCGCATCGGCCGTGATGTACCGGAGTCAGCGATTAAGGCCAAGCTGTTCGCCGATGGTGTGCAGCGAATAGAACTGGACTCGCCTGCAGCGGACATCCGAATCAGCCGCACGCAGGCCGCCTACTGCACCGCGATCGACATCGTGCACGCCGGCATCGATGAGTAACTTCCCGCTGCCGCCCAACGCAACGCCCATGGAGCGCGCCTTGGCCGCCGTTGCGGCGCGCCTGGAAGCGATCCCGTTGCCATATCCAGACCTGTGGAATCCGGACACGTGCCCCGCCGGCCATCTGCCGTGGCTGGCGTGGACGCTGTCCGTGGACGACTGGAAGGCCGACTGGAGCGATGCGGTCAAGCGCTCGCGTCTGCGCAGCGCTATGGCGATCCAGCGCCGCAAGGGCACCGCCAACAGCGTGCGCATGGTGGTGGCCTCGTTCGGGGGTGCGGTGACCATCCGCGAGTGGTGGCAGCAGCAGCCACGCGGCCAGCCGCACACCTTCGAGCTGACGCTCACGCTCAACGGCTCCGATGGCAGAGCTGCGAGCGCTCGGTTTGTCGATGAGGTCATCGCCGAGGTCGAGCGCACCAAACCGGTCCGCTCGCACTTCGGCTTCGTGCAGGGGCTGCAAGCCACCGGCAATGTCTCGCTAGTCACCGGTATTCGCATCATCAACTACCGCCGTCTGTCGATGACGGCGCAGGGATAAGCCATGGCACTACAACTGGTCCTCACCACCGCCGGTCGCGCGGCGCTGATCAACGCCGAGAAGAACGGCACCAACGCCGTCAAGGTGACCAGCATTGGTTTTACCGCGACGGCGTTCGCTGCAGCCGAGGACCTGAAGACAGTCCCAGGTCAGCACCTGTCGCTCTCCAGCATCTCGGGCGGCACCACGTCGTCCACCACCATCCATGTCACTGTCAGCGACACGAGCCGGGGCACCTATGAGGTGCGCGGCTTCGGGCTGTATCTGGAGAATGGCACGTTGCTGGGCAGCTATTCCCAGCCCGAGCTGATCATGGAGAAGGCTGCGGCCTCAGACCTGCTGATGTCGGCTGACATCCTGTTTTTGGGCGTCACCGTGTCTTCGGTGACGTTCGGCAATGCCAACTTCACCAACCCGGCCGCGACCACTGAGAAGGAAGGCATTGTCGAACTCGCCACACGTGCCGAGGCCATTGCAGGCACGGACCAGCAACGTGCGGTCACGCCGGACGCATTAAAGGCAGCGATCGACAGCCGCAGTGGTTGTGCGCGCTTCGAGGCATCGGGCACCTTCACTGTCCCCGCAGGCGTGACGGCCATCTATGTCAGCGCCTGTGCTGGCGGCGGTGGCGGCGGTGGCGGAGGAACCCGCGCCGAAAAGTCCAATGGTTCTGGGGTCTACACCGCGACTGGCGGTGGCGGCGGAGGCGCTGGGCAGTCGATTCAGCGCGTGCGCTTTGCGGTCACACCTGGGGTGAGCCATCCGATCGTCATCGGTGCCGGTGGATCAGCTGGCGCAGGCTCACGTACGGACGGTACAGCTGGGGCCGCCGGTGGCACCGGCGGTGCCACCGTCATCGGGAATCTCACCACGCTGGCCGGTGGCCAGGGTGGTGGTGGCGGACTCGTCGGCGCCAATCAGGTAGGCGGTGCAACCGGCGGAGATGGCTACCCAGCCGGCGGCGACTCCGCATCGATCGCAGCGACTGCTCCCTATGGCCCCGCCGGCACTGGAGGCTCGTGTGCGTTCGGCGGCGGTGGTCCTGGCGGCCGCAGTGCGGGCGATACCACGTCGGCTAGCCGCAGGGGCTTTGGGTTCGGTGCTGGTGGCGGGGGCGGAGGTGGCGTGTCCAATGGTGCCTCTGCCAGCACGTTCGGCAAGGATGGGGCCACCGGGTGCCCCGGCTTCGTATTCATTGAGTGGTGCTGAGATGACGATTGGACGTTACGCGATGATCCAAACCGGGACCGACGTGGTGGTCAACATCATCGTTTCCGATAGCGCCTTCACTATTGAAGGTTTCGAGTTCCGCCCACTCCAAGACAAGACCGTGTGCGAACCAGGCATGTACTTCAATCGCGGCGATGGGCTGTACTACTTCGACGCGCAGTTCACCCAGCGCGAAGTCATCGCACCTGAGCCGCCTGCGAATTTGTAGCACTGCCGCGCTGCGTAGATCACGCAGCTACAGCACAACTGCGGTGTCATCCTGCGCGCGCGCGTCGACCATGACTGCATGGGCAACGCATCCTCCGCACTGAGTAACGCCATTCGCCTCGGCACCGTTGCCGAGGTGAATCTTGCCACCGCGCGATGCCGCGTGCAGGTCGGCGAGATGCTGACCGACTACCTGCCCTGGGTGGTCACCCTGGCCGGCACCACCATCGTCTGGTCGGCGCCTGCGATCGGGGAGCAAGTCGTGGTGCTGTCGCCTGCTGGCGACCTGGCCGACGGCCTAGTGCTACGCGGCCTGTACTCCGACCAATTCGCAGCGCCTGCCGCGTCCGACACGCTCCACGTGCTGCGCTTTGCCGATGGCGCGCAGATTCACTACGACACCGAGGCGCATGCGCTGCAGGCCACGCTGCCCAGCGGCGGTACCGCGTCCATTACCGCCGATGGCGGCATCACGCTCAACGGCCCGCTGACGGTCAACGGCAAGACGGTGCTCAATGGTGACGCCACCATCACCGGCACCGCGACGGCAACCACCGACGTGCTCGGCGGCGGGATCAGCCTCAAGAACCACAAAACCACCGGCGTGACCGCCGGCAGCACACTGAGCGGTGGCCCGCAGTGATCGGCGTCGATGCCACCACCGGGCGTGTGATCGAGGGTGAGCAGCACCTGGCCCAATCGATCGCCTGCATCCTCACCACGCCCATCGGCACGCGCGAGCAGCGCCGCGACTTCGGCTCGCTGCTGCCCGAGCTGATCGACCAGCCGTTCAATGGTGCCACCCGCACGCTGCTCTACGGCGCCACCGCCACCGCGTTGATGCGCTGGGAACCGCGCCTTCGCCTGACCCGCGTCGATCTGGTCGTCGGTGATGCGCCTGGCAGCTTCGTGCTGACGATCGAAGGCGAACGCACCGACGTTGCCCCCGCCAATGCGCGCTCGCGCATGACTATCCCGCTCCGCTTCCGCTCGTCCTGATCGAGGAATCTATGTCCACTGCCTACCACCACGGCGTCCGCGTCATCGAAGTCAGCGCGGGCACGCGCACCATCCGCACCGTTTCCACTGCCGTCGTCGGCCTGGTCGCCACGGCCGCCGATGCGGATGAAAAAATCTTTCCGCTCAACAAGCCGGTGCTGATCACCGATGTGCTCGGTGCCATCGCCAGCGCCGGCACCAAGGGCACCTTGCGTGCCACGCTGCAGGGCATCGCCGACCAGACCAATCCCGTGACTGTGGTCGTGCGTGTGGCCGAAGGCCAGGACGCGGAAAAGACGTCCAGCAACGTCATCGGCGAGGCCAAATCCAGCGGTTACACCGGCCTGTATGCGCTGCTGGCCGCGCAAGCGCAGCTGGGAGTGCGCCCGCGCATCCTCGGCGCGCCGGGCCTGGACACGCTGCAGGTGGCGAAAGCATTGGCGACCATCGCCAAGAAGCTGCGCGCCATGGCGTATGCGCGGCCGGTCGCAGACACCGTGGCCGAGGCCGTCACCTACCGAGGCCAGTTCAGCGATCGCGAGTTGATGCTGATCTGGCCGGACTTCCTGGCCTTCGACACCGCCAGCAGCACCACAGCGGCCGCGTATGCCACTGCGCGTGCGCTCGGCCTGCGCGCCAAGATCGACACCGAACAGGGCTGGCACAAGAGCCTGTCCAACGTGCCCGTGGCCGGCGTCACCGGGATCTCCAAGGATGTGCATTGGGATCTGCAGGATCCGGCGACCGATGCCGGCATCCTCAATGAGGGCGACATCACCACGCTGGTGACGTTCAACGGCCAGCGCTTCTGGGGATCACGCACGTGCGCGGAGGACAACATGTTCGCCTTCGAGACGGCCACGCGCACCGCCCAGATCCTGGCCGATACCATCGCCGAAGGCGTTGCGTTCTACGTCGACAAGCCGATGCACCCATCGCTGGTCAGAGACTTGATCGAAACGATCAACGCCAAGTTCCGCGACCTGAAAGCGTCCGGCTACCTGATCGATGCCACCGCCTGGTACGACGGCACCGTCAACAGCGCCACCACGCTCGCCGATGGCGCGCTGCGCATCGACTACGACTACACGCCAGTGCCGCCGCTGGAGAACCTGCAGCTGTACCAGAAGATCACCACCAGCTACCTGGCCGACTTCGCCGAACGCGTCAACGCGTAACGCACCCGCCTTTGATTCCCGGAGAACCTCATGGCTTTGCCCAAGAAACTCAAAGCGCTCAACCTGTTCAACGACGGTGAGAGCTATCTCGGCCAGGTGGTCGAAGTGAAGCTTCCCACGCTGTCCCGCAAGATGGAGGAGTATCGCGGCGGCGGCATGAATGGCCCGGTCGATATCGACTTCGGCCAGGAGAAGATCGAGCTCGAATGGAAGTGCGGCGGCCTGATGCGCAGCGTACTGAATCAGTACGGCGCCACCACGCACAACGCCGTGCAGCTGCGCTTTGCCGGCGCTTATCAGCGCGACGACAGCGGCGATGTGGACGCGGTGGAAGTGGTTGTGCGCGGCCGTCACAAGGAGCTTGATCCGGGTAACGCCAAGTCCGGCGACGACACCGAATTTTCGGTCAAGACGTCGGCCAGCTATTACAAGCTCAGCATCAATGGCGCACCCGTGATCGAAATCGATCTGATGAACATGATCGAGATCGTCAACGGCGTGGACCTGCTCGCCCCGCACCGCCGCGCTATCGGCGCCTGACCCTTCCGGCCTGGCGCCGCCAGGCCTCAGCCCTGAGACCTTCCGATGACCCCGACCTTTTCCCCTGCCATTCCCCTCGACCAGCCCATCACGCGCGGCGAGCAGACCATCACCGACCTCAAGGTGCGCAAGCCCGGCGCAGGCGAACTGCGCGGCCTCAAGCTGACTGACGTGCTGCAGCTAGACGTCACCGCGCTGGCAACACTGCTGCCGCGCATTTCCTCGCCCACGCTGACCACCGCCGACGTCAATGCGATGGATCCGGCCGACCTGCTGGCGGTCGGCCAGGAGGTGCAGGTTTTTTTCTTACCGAAGGCGCAGAGGGAAGCGGATTTCCCGACTGCGTAGAGGATGCGATGGCCGACATCGCGGCCATCTTCCACTGGCCGCCGTCTGAAATGGACGGCTGGTCGCTGCACGAACTCACGGCGTGGCGCGAGCGTGCCCGCCTGCGAAGCGGAGCCGAATGATGCGCCACCCCACGAACGAGGCCGCCTAAATGGCGGCCACCGACAATCTGCGCCTGCAGGTCATCCTGGCCGCCGTCGACCGCGCCACCGGTCCGTTCCGGCGCGTGCTGAGCGGTAGCCGCGGCGTCGCCACCGCACTGCGCAACCAGCGCGACGCGCTGCGCCAGCTCAACAGCCAGCACCGCGACGTCGGCGCCTATCGCGAGCAGGTCGCGCTGGCACAGCGTGCCAAGGCCGCGCTCGATGCGCAGCGGCAATCGGTGCGCACGCTGGCCCAACAGATCAAGGCCACTGGCACGCCCACCGCTGCCATGAATGCCGAATTCGAGCGTGCTGTGCGCACCGCACGCGAACTTAAGAGCGCACACGGTGCGCAGGAGGCCGGCCTGCAGCGGCTGCGTGGTCGCCTGGAGACGGCCGGGATCAGCACCCGCGAGCTGGCCACGCACGAGCGGCGCCTGCGCGGCGAGATCGAGAGCACTAACACCGCCATGCGCGCCCAGCAGCAGCGCCTGGTGGCGATTGACGCTGCCCAGCGCCGTAGCGCCCGCATCCAGAACGCCGGCCTGCAGGCGAGCGCTTACGGCGCCGGCATGGCGTTCGCTGGCCAGCGCGCACTTGGCGCCTCGGTGCTGCCGATCAGCGATGCGATGGAGTTTGAGTCGGCCTTGGCCGACGTGCGCAAGGTCGTGGACTTCAAAACGCCGCAGCAGTTCCTGCAGATGGGCCGCGATGTCGAGAACCTCTCGATGCGCCTGCCCATGCTGCCGGCCGAGATTGCCAAGATCGTGGCGGCCGCCGGCCAGGCCGCTATCCCGCGCCAGGAGCTGGTCCGCTTCGCTGAAGACGCGGCCAAGATGGGCGTGGCATTCGACAGCAGCGCCGAGGAAGCCGGCCAGACGATGGCCACCTGGCGCACCGCCTTCCGGATGGGCCAGGCGGAAGTCGTCGTGCTGGCCGACAAGATCAACTACCTCGGCAACACCGGCCCGGCCAGCGTCAACAAGATCAGTGCGGTGGTGAACCGCATTGGCGCCCTGGGCGAGGTCGCCGGTCTGCAGAGCGGACCGCTGGCTGCGCTGGGCGCCACCGTCGCCGGCATGGGCATCGAGTCGGAAGTCTCGGCCACCGGCATCAAGAACATGCTGCTCACCCTGGCCTCTGGCGAGTCGGCCACCAAGAGCCAGCGCGAGGCCTTCGACAAGCTGGGCATCAAGGCCACGACCATGGCCCAGGTCATGCAGAAAGACGCAGGCGGGGCGATCATGTCGGTGCTGCAGAAGCTGCGCGCACTGCCCAAGGCCGAGCAGGCCGCGACCATGACGCAGCTGTTCGGCCGTGAGTCGATCGGTGCGATCGCACCCCTGCTGACCAATCTGGAGCTGCTGCAGGGCAACTTCGCCAAGGTCGCCGATGCGCAACGCTACGGCGGCTCGATGTCGGCCGAGTACGCATCGCGGGTGGCCACCTCGGCCAACTCGCTGCAGCTGCTGAAAAACACCGCCGTGGTGGTGTCCCAGTCGATCGGCCAGGTGCTGCTACCGCAGTTCAAGCGACTGACCGAGCGCACGGCTGCGGTGGTCGGCCAGGTCACGACGTGGATCCGCGCCAATCCGGTGCTGGTGGGTGCGATCGCCAAGACGGCGATCGCCGGCGCCGCGCTGGTCACGATCCTCGGCGGCCTGATGGTGGCCGGCGGCGTTGCCGCGATGACGTTCTCGCAGATCCACGGCGCCGTCGCGGTGCTGTCGGGCGGTGGCGGCTTCGGTGCGCTGCTGCGGCAGGGGCTGGCGTTCGGCGGCCGCGTACTGCCGATGCTCGCCAATGGCGCCCGCCTGCTGCTGCCGCTGCTCGGCGGCGTCAGCCTGCCGGTGCTGGCCATCGGCGCGGCCGTCGCTGCCGTGGCGCTGCTGGTGTGGAAGTACTGGGGGCCGATCAAGGCCTTCGCCATTGGCGTCTGGCAAGGCATCGTCGATGTCGCCGAGCCGGTTCTTGCCGAGCTGAAGGCCGCGCTCGCACCACTGGCGCCGGTGTGGGACACCGTGGCCGCAGCGATGGGTCAGGCCTGGGCATGGGTCAAGCAGCTGCTGACCCCCTTCGAGGCCACCACCGCGCAGTTGCACGGTGCAACGCAGGCCGGTCGCGGCTTCGGGCAGATCCTGGGCGCGGTGCTGGTCACCCAGCTGCAGCTGGCGGTCAAGGCGATCGGCTGGCTGGTACAGGCGTTTGTGTTCGTGCTGCCAGTGATCAAGCAGATCCTTGGCGGCGTGTGGCAAACCGTCCAGGGCACGTGGTCGCTGATCGTGGGCGTGTTCACCGGCAACGGCGATCGCATCCGCCAGGGGCTGCTGCAGCTGTGGGCCGGCATCAATCTGCAGCTGGCCAACTGGCCGGCCCGGATGCTGCAGGCTGGTGCCGACATGATCAGCGGCCTTGTCCAGGGCATCCGCTCCAAGCTCGGCGCGGCCGGCGATGCGATCGCCAGCGTCGGCACTGGCGTGGTCGATCGCTTTAAGGGCCTGCTGGGTATCCACAGCCCCTCGCGCGTGTTCGCCCAGCTGGGCGACTACACCATGCAGGGCCTCACGGTGGGCCTGCAGCGCGGCCAGGGCGCGCCTGTGCAGGCCGTCATGGCGCTTGGCAACCGGATGCGTGCCGTGGGCGCAGGCCTGGCCCTGGCGACGGCCACAGCGCCGGTGGCGGCGATCGACAGCCGGGCGCCGCTGTCGGCCCCTGTGCGCGCCGCCAGCGCGCCTGCAGGCGGCAACAGCTTCGTCATCCACGTCCATGCCGCACCCGGTATGGATGCCAACGCCCTGGCGCGCGAAGTCGCCCGCCAGATCGAAGAGCGCGAGCGGCGCACGGCGGCCACCCGCCGCTCCAGCCTGCGCGACGACTGAGGATCCACCCCAATGATGATGTCCTACGGCACCTTCGTGTTTTCTCTCGACAGCGCCGCGTTCCTGCAGCTGCAGCGGCAGATGAGTTGGCGTCATGCCACCAGCGAGCGCGTCGGCGCACGGCCAGCCAGCCAGTTCCTCGGCCCAGGCGATGACAGCATCGACCTGTCTGGTCTGATCGCTCCCGAACTCACTGGCACACGCGCGTCGCTGGACACGCTGCGCCAGCTTGCGGCCGATGGTGAGCCGCTACCGCTGGTGGATGGCGCAGGCGTGGTCTACGGGCCGTATCTGCTGCTGTCGATCAACGAGACTGCCTCGCTTTTCTTCGAGGACGGCACGCCCCGACGGATCGAGTTCCAGCTGAGCCTGCGCCGCACCGACGACGTGGCGCCAGAGGCGAACGCCGCATGAGCTACCCGATTCCGCAGTGGCGCGTGGTGCTCGATGGCATCGACCTCACCGAGCGCATCGCACCGCGCCTGCTCGATCTCACCCTCACCGAATGCCGAGGCGGCGAAGCCGACCAACTGGATCTGCGCATCCACGACCACGACGGCAAGATAGCGCTGCCCAAGCGTGGTGTGCGCCTGGCCGTGGCGCTGGGCTGGAAAGCCACCGGCCTAGTCGACAAAGGCTCCTTCATCGTGGACGAGGTGGAGTACAGCGGCGCGCCTGATGTCATCACCGTGCGTGCGCGTAGCGCAGATCTGACCGCCAATGTGCGCACACGGCGCGAGCGCAGCTGGCACAACACCACGCTGGGGGCAGTGCTCAATACGCTGGCCGGCGAACATGGTCTGACGCCGCGCGTCGCAGAATCACTGGCAAAGATCAAGCTGCCGCACCTTGACCAGGCCAACGAAAGCGACATGAATTTGCTGACCAGCCTGGGCCAACGCTTCGATGCAGTGGCAACGGTGAAGGGAGGCGCGTTGGTGTTTGCCCCCATCGGCGCCGGCACCACGGCGACTGGCAAACCCCTGCCCGCCGTCACACTGACGCGGCGCGACGGCGACCAACATCGCTATTCGGTTGCCGACCGGGATGCCTACACCGGTGTACGCGCGTATTGGGTGGACAAAGGCAAAGCGCGGCGGCAGTCGGTGCTGGTAGGCACGGACGACAACGCCAAGCGCCTGCGGGAGTCCTATGCCGATGAGGCAACGGCACGCCAGCATGCGCACGCGGAGCTGGAGCGGGTGAAACGCGGACTGGCGAAGTTCGATTTCAAGCTTGCTATAGGTCAAGCGGAGCTATCGCCGGAGCAGAGCCTAAAGCTCATCGGCTTCAAACAAGAAATTGATAGGCAACGGTGGTTAATCGCAACTGCAACACACGTGATGGACAGCATGGGCTTCACCACATCTTTGACCCTTGACGCCAACTTCGAACGCTGAGGACGTTACAAAATGTGTGATGGACAAGAAATATTGCGTCGTATACGCTCGGACTGGGGTGGATCCGAGGCTCGGCTAGCACAAAATTTGAGCAAGCCGTGTTCTATCTAGGAATTTCTCACGGAGTAAGAGAATGAAATCGTCATTGGAATTGAGTTTGTCAGCGCTTGCTATTGCTACTTGCCTATTCATCACCTCTCAAGCTAGTGCGAGTGAGACAAAGAGTGATGGAGTCGCCACCACCAGCCTTTCTGCAATCGATCGAAGTTCAGTTGAAGAGTCGCTGATAAAGCAACTGCGTTCACAAGCCAGCAAGACTACAAAACTACCTGGCCAAAAAATGTTTGACGTTAAGGCTCACTTGTCTTCAACAAAGAGCAAACTCACAATTGAGCTTGGTAGGGATGCTGTTCCTGACACGGCGGGTGCTGACTCTGAAGAACAGTGCAGCAGTTTCGCAACCACGGCTCGCTATCTGCTGCGTGGCGAAGTCAGCGTCACTGAATATGAATGCACGTACGGCGGCAAAAGTATTTATTTCTACCACCCAGAGCCCGGCTCTGAAAAAAAAAAGCTGAACTAATCCGGCCTGCCGAGGACCCTCTCCCGCTCCTTTTATTAGCTGCCGGGCACGGATTATACATAAAGCACATTGGGACGAACTCCGAGTGGAGCTATCAGCGAGACGCTAAGAACGGGATGCTGGAAGACAAAACAACGCCCGGATATGCTACTGCGGTAAACAGCGCTCTGACTGCAAATGGGTCACAGGTTAATACCGCACTAGTTCGCAGCGAATCTACTGCTATACACACTCCTTCAGGAAAGCCTTGGTGGGAGGTTTCAGCCAAGTATTATTTAATGGATCTACTACCTGACCAGTCGAAAATTTGGGCATCAATACCGAATGACAAGACAAGCGTCGAGCGTGAAAAGAATGAGGATATTCGTTCCAGACCACTCTATGGAAATTATCTAAAGGCTAGTTACGGCCTTAACATCCACACGAACGCGGAAAACAGTGGGAAAATTAGAGGAACAATTGGTTTCTATCAGCCAAACCATCCGTTCTCCGAGCAAAGCAAACTGTTGACTTCAAAAGTCGTTTGCTCAATGAAAGAAATTATCAACTCGGACGCGGCGTATGAGCAATGGGATGTTGATACTGCACCCCGCGGTGAGGATAAAGGCGAGAACAGAGTCGCCAACTACCCATCTACCATTATCGAGGTAGGATTTCATACCAATGCGGCAGATGCCATAGTCTTGCAAAACACAAAGTTCAGAACATTGGCTAGCAAAGGGATGGCCAAAGGTGTCAAGTTGTATAAGGAGGGAAAAGAGTGCACCCCCTTTAAAATTGACTCAATTCCAACTGTCTCGGGGCCTATTGGCACCCCTTTTGACTACAAAATAAATTATTCGGGAAACCCCGCCTTTCCAGTCAAAATGTATTTTGAAGTTGTTAGCTGTCAAAGCGGCTGGAGTTGCTCGGGTGGCACCCGTACTGTGAATGTAGTGAGCTCTCCACTTACTTTCCAAATTAGCTGCACGGGTAAAACAACTGCTGGTACTTTTGTATACAGGCGCTGGCTCGAGGACGCTGATGGAGTAAAGACAGCTCCTGTCGACCACACGTACAGCTGTGTACCACCTAAGTCAAAGATGGCATCTCCCGTTATTGCGGATGAGTCTATCGGGATAACGAACTCTTAACTCAGCCTGGTTCGACGCCGTCATGGTGACAAGGACTTTTCCTACATACCAAAGTCTAGGAATTGCGCCATCATCGGCTTGGATGTCTGGTCATATCGTGCTGTCAGGATGATGGCAAATTGATCGCATGGAGCCTCGCGCCGACACCAAAAAGCCGCCGTTCAAACCGGCGGCTTTTTCTTTGCGAGCTAGCAAGCTCTACAGTTCACGCAGGTATAGCCGATAACGGCAAATTTCTTACGAGCAGCTGCCCAATCGCGATGCTGATCACTTGCTCTTTTTTTTGCGTCCACCAACTACAATCTGCATATTGCTTTGATCCACGATGGCGGTCGTCGAAACCGCCTGGCCCACTTCGCTGTTGTTGAGCGACAAGACTGGGCCGCCACTAGCCTTGGAAGAGGCATCGGTCAACACGCCCAACGCAGTAAGCGCAGCGTTGCGCGCAACTGGTGAGGCATCTTTGAAGGCAGACAGCAAAAGTCTGTCGACGGGATCCAACTGGGCCCTATGTCCAGACAGCACGTACATGACATCAACACCACGATCTAGCGCGGCCAGCAGATACGCTCCGCCGGGCAGGTTGATGTTCTTCTCGAAGTTCAGTTGCGCGTAGCGCGTGAGGCCGAGTTGCACGGCCATCTCCTCCTGCGTAAGACCAAGGCGCTTGCGCTCTTCCTTCAGGCGTTTCCCTACAGTCATACAGGCATTCCCTTACTTGACAATGTTGAGTTAAGTCCACAAACTTCCCAAAAGTAGACGGAACCGCCACATGCCCACTAAGAGTCAGATGCAGCAGTTCACGCCTCGCAGCCCGGAACAGGCGCGACAGTGGCTTGAAGCAAATGGCATCACGGTCTCGGCATTCGCTAGGCAGAACGGCGTGGATCGGTCGGTCGTGCATGACCTGCTCCGTGGCCGTTCCCAAGGCAAATACGGCGAGTCCCACAAGGCGGCAATCGCCCTGGGCCTCAAGGCACCACCCAATAGTGCCACAGAAATCCCAACCGCCAAGAGCTCAAGGGGGTGAGCATGTTCGGTCGGAAAAAGATCGTTTTTCGCTGCGAGGCATGCAGCGCAAGGCTCATCAAACGCACCAGCGTCCTCGCACATAAGTTCCTGCGGCACGACTCGTATGTCTGTGAAAACCCGATGTGTGGCGCGACCTACACGGGCCATTCGGAGTTGACGGGTATTGCCAGCCCCAGCGGCGTACCCACCGCACACAGCGAGCTTCCACCAACACCTGGCTATCAGCGTGCCCAAGCGCTGCAGGCGTACCGCGAGTCGCTGGGCGACCGCCAGTTGGACTTGATCCCGATGGGCGGCGAGCCGTTCTTCCCTCACCTCTGAGGTAACCCGAATGCGAGAGACCATTGATTGGGCGGCACTGCCGCCCACGGCGAAGCTTTGCCTGGAAGTTGCGCTCATCCACGGCGGATTGGTGAAGACCGAACACGGCTACATCGGCCGCACTGCCGCGCCTGAGACAGATCAACGCTTCGGCGCGGTTGCAGTCGCCGCGCTCATGCGCGATGGACTTGCCACCTCTGACGCCTTCGATGAGCGCCTGGTCGTGCTGACCGATGCCGCCACCGCTTTATTCGATTTCCAACACACAAACAACGAGGTCGGCTCGTGAGGCATGCCAACAGCTGGTTCACCGCACAGGAGCCGCGATTCGTTGATGCGGCCAGCAATGAGCCGCAGCGCATCGCGCCGCACGCCAAGCACGAAGAGGCACGCCTGCTCGCTGCCGCCGTTGATGCGCACCGCCGTGCCGGCGGCGCTTATGTCGTGATCGACAACGCTCCATCTCCGCACGCGCCTCGGCGCCAGCTCGGCGTCTAAGGAAGTTCAATGCAAGAGGATCTGCGGCAACAGGTGCTGTCCCGGCTGGAACGGGATTACGGACTCAAGCACCGTAGTGGTACCGAGTACATGCGTGGCGGTAAATGCCCGTCGTGCAGCAAGAAAGAGCTGTACACCAACCACCTCAAGCCTTGGGTGGTGAAGTGTGGTCGCCAATCCAAGTGTGGAAGCGAGTTGCACGTCAAGGATCTGTACGACGACCTGTTCGACGACTGGTCCAAGCGCTTCCAGCCAACGCCTGCGGCTCCCAACGCTGCGGCCGATGCCTACCTGCAGTTCTCCCGTGGCTTTGACCTGGCACCGCTGAAAGGGCTCTACACCCAGGACAGCCATTACGACCGCAAAATCAGCGCCGGCACCGCAACGGTGCGCTTTGCGCTCGTTAAGGGCGGCTGGTGGGAGCGTCTGATCGATCGACCGCATCGCTTCGGCAAGCAGAAGGCGCGCTTTGCGCCAGGCCAGAGCTATGCAGGGGTGTGGTGGGCCGCACCTGCCGCGCTGACAGCCATGCAGACGGCGAGCGAAGTGTGGATCGTTGAGGGTATCTTTGATGCGATCGCGCTCCTGCAGCACGACATGTGCGCAGTGTCGGCCATGTCCTCCAACGCATTTCCGGAAGAGTCACTGCGCGAGCTGGCCAAGGCACGCATGGCCGATCTTCCGACGCTCGTGTGGGCACTGGACAACGAGCCGGGCGCCCGCGCGTATACGCACAAGCACATCAAGCGCGCAGCGGCACTGGGCTTCGACTCGCGGGCCGCGCAGATCGTCCAGCGCGACGGCAAGAAAACCGACTGGAACGACCTGCATCTGCGCGCTATCGCGTCCGATGACCCGAAGCAGTGGGACACCGACGTCAAGGAAGCCCGCTACCAGGGCGACCTGCTTGTGGCTCGCTCGGCGGTGGACAAAGGCCTGCTCATGTTCGAGCACGACGGCCGCAACGACTTCTGGCTGGACTACCGCTCCCGCCTGTACTGGTTCGATTTCGATACGCAGCGCTTCGACAAGCTGCGCAAGGAGAAGCTGGGCGACATCGATGCCGACGACGGCGACGAGGTTGCGGCCGAGGATCTGAAGAAGATCAAGCGCGCCGCGTGCTCCGTCCAGAAGATTGCCAACTGCTTCCCGGAAGCCCTGTATTTCCAGCGCCAAGAGGTCACCGACGAAAGCTGGTACTACTTCCGCGTCGATTTTCCGCACGACGGCCCCAGCGTAAAGGGCACCTTTACAGGTGGTCACGTCGCTAGCGCCTCCGAGTTCAAGAAGCGCCTGATCTCCCTGGCCGCCGGCGCCATGTTCACCGGTACCGGCCACCAGCTGGACCGCCTGATCGAAGAGCAGACCGAGGCCATCAAGACGGTCGACGCCATCGACTTCGTGGGCTACAGCAAGGAACACCGTGCCTACCTGCTCGGCGATATGGCCGTGCGCGACGGAGAGCTGGTGACGGCCAATGAAGAGGACTACTTCGAATTCGACAAGCTGCGCTTGAAGACCACACAGAAGTCCATCCGTCTGGAGATCCAACGCGACGCCGAGGCGTTCCGTGTGGATTGGCTTCCGTGGCTGTGGCAGTGCTTCGGCACGCACGGCATGGTCGCCATGACGTTCTGGTTTGGCTCGTTGTTCGCCGAGCAGATCCGCGCCGGGCACAAGAGCTTTCCGTTTCTTGAAGCCACCGGTGAAGCCGGCGCCGGCAAGACCACGCTGCTCACGTTCCTGTGGAAGCTGCTGGGCCGATCCGACTACGAGGGCTTCGACCCGGCCAAGTCGTCCAAGGCTGGGCGTGCACGCGCCATGGGCCAGGTGTCCGGCATGCCCGTGGTCCTGCTGGAAGCCGATCGCAGCGAGCCAGACAAGTCGCATTCGAAGACGTTCGAGTGGGATGAGCTGAAGGACTTCTTCGGCGGCGGCACGCTGGCAACACGCGGCGTGCGTAATGGCGGCAACGAGACCTATGAGCCGCCGTTTCGCGGCACGATCGTGATCACTCAGAACGCTGCGGTGGACGCCAGCGAAGCGATCCTCACGCGCATCGTGAAGCTGCACTTCAAACGCCCACAGGTCACCACCGAGAGCCGCATCGCGGCCGACAACCTCAACGCGCTGCAGGTCGAAGAAGTCAGCCACTTCCTCGTGCGTGCCATTCGGCAGGAGCGCGCCATCCTCGATCTGTTCGCCGAGCGAGTGAAGGTCTTCGAGGCCAAGCTGCGCGCGCAGCAGGATCTGCGCCTTGAACGCGTCATCAAGAACCACGCGCAGATGCTGGCGCTGTTTGACTGCCTGCGCCTGGTCATCACCATCCCTGACGACATGGTCGAGCAGACGCGGCTGGCGCTGTTGGACATGGCGCTGGAACGGCAGAAGGCGATCAGCGCCGACCACACGATGGTCAATGAGTTCTGGGAGGTCTACGAATACCTCGAAGCCACCGGCCACGGTAAAGCCGTCGTCAACCACAGCCGCGACGCGCAGCGCATTGCGATCAACCTCAATCACTTCGCGGCACGGGCCGCGCAATTCAGTCAGCCCGTGCCCGATCTCAAGTTGCTGCGTGCGCTGCTCGGAGACTCGCGCCGGCACAAGTTCATCGGCGCGAACGTGGCCGTCAACAGTGCCGTCCTCAAGGACGATCTGACCGGCGTCGGCACCACCGTGAAGTGCTGGGTGTTCGCCAAATGAGCACGCTCGCACATGTGGGAGATTTTGAGAAATTTTCGTTGACTTCCACCCAGCAGCGGAGCAACTATTACCGCGTCGCCGCAAAATCGGCGACCGGGATTAGCCTCCTGATATCTCAAGGCGCACCAGCGCCCATCGATCGATGCAAGGCGCTTTTTTGTCGCCCTGCGTTTGCTCGGGCGCTTGCCTGCCAGTTCTATGGCGGGCGGTACGTGGGGGCCGCAAGGCCCGCCGGTTCCTTGAGTCCGGTAAGGCTAACCCGTGCCGTCCGCCACCTCCGATTAGCCTCGGCAGTGGCGGATTCCAGTCAACTCAAGGAATCCACCATGCCCTACGACGCTCAAGAAGCGCCGGCCAACGCCGCGCGTCAGATCGCCCATTACTTCGGCCTGATTGCCGACACCCTCGACTGGAACCACACCGCCTGGCTCGCCCTGCAGGCGAAGCTGCAGGCCATGGACAAAGCGCCCGAGGCCCTGACCTTGGCCGACGTTGAGGCCGCCATTTCCAGCATCAATGCCGATCTGGCCGAGGTGCGCCAGTGAGCCGGCGCGACATGCACAAGGCCTTGCGTGTGGCCCCAGGCGTATACCTGCTTCTGCAGATACGAGAGACCGACGTGCTCGCCGAACTGTACGCAGATGGCCTGCATGATCGCGCGCCGGTCATGTTCGCCTGCAGCGCAATTGAAGACGCTTGCGAGTTGTTATCGGTTAATGACGGCACTGGCCTGGTCATCGGCTCGTTGCACGTGGTCATGCCGGAAGCCGAGGCCGCCGCCCTGCAGGAATGGGTGATCGAGCGCATGCCCGCATTGGAGGTGGCTTGATGGACGCCGCTCGCCCACACGCACACCTGCCAGAAGACGCTGATTTCTCGATCAGCGAAGAAGAGCAATATCGCCTCTGGCGCGCGTACCACGCGGCCGCATTGCTTGCCGCGCTGACCAACGATATCGCGATCGAAGCAGGCATCAACCACGACGGACCAGCAGCGGTGGCCGAGTACATCCGCCATGAACTGCTCGATGTCCTCAATGGCACGCAGCGCCTGCGCGAGCCTGACCCCAGCATCCCGCCATCCGGCGCCGACCTGATCTAACCCGCACCAGCGGGCCGGCGGGCGGTGCTCGAACACCGCCCCAAGGCCCTCCACCAACGCAACTTTGGAGAGTCGATATGCAACAGCACACTGGAACACGTCCAGCCGCGGCAGCACGTCTGCTGGCTTCGGGCACCGGACCCGGCCCGGAGGCTACCACGCCGGCCGTCGTCGCCTACGATCGCAGCATGGGCGACTGCTCAGCGACCATCACCATGCACGTCACACATGGTGCGGTCGTGGTCACTGCCGTCCTGAACATGGGACCGCTTCGCCAGGTGCGTCAGTCCTGGGAGCGGCGTCGCGGCACCGGTAACGGCTGGAAGCTCGTCGACGGCCCCCGCCTGTGGACCACGGCGGAAGATCGCATCAGCACGGAGTTGGCTGAGTTCATGGATGGCCTGGACTTCCCTTTTGACCTCGCCAACATGCTGCCGCGCAGGCCAACTGCAGCTGCTGCAGCTGCGGTAGCGCAGGCCGCACGGGAGGTGGCCCATGGGTGAGTTGCTTGCCCTGGTGGTAGTCCTGGCGCCGGCGGCCGGTGGCGCGCTGGTCTACAAGCTGTGGTCGACGCGCCGTCCGCGCCTCACCCAGACCGGCCTAGCCGTTGGACAGGTGCCACAGCGCCTGCGTCGCCGTACTCGCATGGCTGTGCGGCGGGAGGCTGCTCATGGCTGAGTCGGTCATCCTTCTCGGCCCCCAGGGCAGCGGCAAATCTCTCAACGCCGACGCTTTGTGCCAGAGACTCGGCCTGCAGGAGGTCATTGAGCTGGACGAAATGTTGTTCACGTTCCGCGCTGATCGCCTGGAATCTTCCGGGCAACTGATTCTGACCTGCGACGAACAGCAGGCGCGCACCTGGTCGGTGCGCTGGGGGTTGCGCCTCATCCGTGTTGAGGAAGCACGCGCCCAGCTCGGCGCCGCATGGAGGACGCAGCCATGAACCTGCAGCGCACGATTGAGGTTGCTCGCGCCGCTGCGCGTATGGGAGGGCCCGGCCCTTTGTCCACTGGGGAGGCGCTGACCGCCGCTCTGGTGCTGAATCGTGCCGATTGGCTGGCGGCGATGGACTACACCATCGCCGAGGCCCTGGACCGGATCGACTCCGACACTGTGCAGCATCTGCGAGATGCCGAGCGCGCATTGCGCCAGGAGGGGCCATGACGCAACGTCAGGTCAGCCACGATAGTCCTTTGCCACCCTGCACGAACGGGCACTTGGCTCGCCATATGCTCGACGCCCGCCGCCCCGAGGCGGGCGGCGGGCACTTCATCGAGTGCGTGTGTGGGCGCACACAAAAGTACCCCAGCTTTGAGTTGGCCATGACCGAATGGCGGCGTGCTCATCGCATCCGCACCCCTCGTCAGCCACATCCCTGCGCTCAGAACGTCGTGCAGCTCGGCCTGCGCTTCACCGGCACGCGTCAGCGATGATCGAGGGCGCAAACATGGAAGGGTTTCGCAGGGCTTGCGAGGCGCGCCACTGGCTAAGGCAGGGCTACGTGGACGCGGTCAGGGTGCGAGAACTGAGGCTCCGCATAGCCGCCCAGCGCGGCTACGCGGCTGCTGACTTGCTCGTGGAGGAAATGCGCGAGCAATGGCGGCACAGGCGGCAGTGGATCGAGGGGAACGGCGCGTGAGCACTCCGGTCATCACGTTCGAGGACCTGCGTCGCCTCTGCGCGCCGGCCGGTCCTGCCCCACGCGCATCGACGGTAGTGCGCTGGGCACGCGATCAAGGCATTCGCTACAGATACGACGGTCGCGGCGGCATTTGGACAACTGTGGACGCACTCAACGCTGCGCTTGGCCTGCATAGCGCTCAGGGAGATACGACAAATACCATGGAGCTGATCTGATGGGACGCGGTAGAAAACGGAAGTTCAACCCAGATATTCCGGCGCATATTGACCAGGCAGCACTCCCGAAGGGCATCTATTGGGAAGACAATCGCTGGTATCTCTTAGAAGCTCATCCGGAGGGGGGCCGTCCGCGAAAGCGGACTGTCGCCCACGCTGATATCCGGCTTTCTGAGCTCCACAGCATTGCTGAAGCCGCCGCTGGGAATGAGGTCCGGGGCACATTGGCTCACCTCGCGGAACGCTTCGAGGCATCCACGGAATTTGCCGAGCTGTCCAGGGACACGCAACGGGATTACCGATGGTGCGCGGAGATAGCGACTGCGTATGTGCTCAAGGATGGTTCGCTGCTCGGCAAGATGCAGATTGCGCGCATAAATGTGCCGGCGATGCAGCGCCTGGTCGAGACCCTGGCGGGAGGTCGGCCAGCAACCAAACTGCAGCCGGCAATCGAGCCGCGCCCAAGCAAAGCCAACCATGTCTTGCGCTACCTGCGCCGCACTTTCGGCTGGGGCATTCGCATGGGTCTGTGCGAGCACAACCCTGCCAAGGGTGTCCGCCAGGCGAAGGAGCGCGGCGAGCACAACATGCCCGAATCCGATGTATTTGCCGCCGTGCTGACCTTCGCGCTCGAACGCGGAAGTCTCAAGGCCCACACACGTGGCAGCGTACCGCCCTACCTCCACGCGGTGATGTTGATCGCCTACAACCTACGCCTGCGCGGTATCGAGGTCACTGATCTGACGGATGCACATGCAGAGGCCGAAGGCATACGGAGCAGCCGACGCAAAGGCTCACGAGATACGGTCACCGCCTGGAACGATGACCTTCGCCAAGCGTGGGCCTGGCTGGCAGCCTATCGGCAAAGAGCAATGAACGCGTATGGGCGCCCCATGCCTATGAAACCCGAGCGGCGTCGGCTGCTGGTGAATCAGTCGGGCACGCCCCTCAGCAAGTCTGCGCTCGACAGCGCTTGGCAGCGGATGATTGCGCTAGCCATCAAGGATGGTGTCATCACGACCGAACAGCGGTTTAGCTTGCATGGATTGAAGCATCGCGGCATTACAGATACAACAGGGACCCGCGCAGATAAGCAGGAGGCCGCAGGTCATGCGACACAGCAGATGACCAATCGTTACGCTCACGACATACCTGTAGTGCAACCTCCTAAATTGCGAAGGCCAACTTAAATACGGTGCCTAAGCACGTTCCGAATTGAAGATCGCAGGGGGATTGGCGCAGTAGCGATGTGGTGCGCCGCGCTGAAGAGTGCTCGGTCCACAGCATCTACCGATGCGGCAATCTCTAGCTGTATGCCACTTTCCCACGATTGCCGTTCGTGACTAGACCGATCAAAGTTTCGGGCGGTTAGGGCTTGACGCAGGCGGATGGCCTCCTGCGTCAAGCTAAACCGAACTACCCCACTCGACTTCAAATTGCTGAGTTCAACTGACAACCTGCGTTCTGCGCGTGCTACACGCTGGGCCAATGCCTCGTCGTAATCTCCAGAGTGAAACGATCGCCCATCTTCTTCGAGTTTTTTCAGGTCCTCGCGAAGCTGTTGCAATCTACTGAAGTAGCTCTTGGCGATCTCTCTCCGTTCCGCTTGGTCACTGAGTACCAGCCAACCAACAACAACCAAAAGCCACGTAACTACCTGCTGAGCAAATCCTACGTAAGCGTTCATGTCGCGAGCTCAACAAGTTGCTTCGCGCATGTAACCCTCTATCTCTTCCCTAAGCGAGTCGTCAGCAGTGACGAACTCAAGTAGCGCGTCAAGTTGATTTTTTGTAAAGCCTGACCTTATGAGGCCGCCAAAGGACTCTTCCAAGAACGACGATCCGTAGCCCAGCGCGTCGTCAAGATGAATGCGAATCCTGGTAGACATGGCTAGCTTCGGCCGCAACACCTCTTCGCGAAACCTTTCACCGTTCGACTCACCGTCCGTTGCATAGCGTCCAGTAGGGAATCGGCTGAAATCCTTACCCACGTAGATGTTAATTGGACTCACCATGACCGCCACCATTCAGAGGAACCACCCAAAGGACCACTGTCCCCTTAATCGACTGTTCATAATTTTTTCGCTCGTAGGCTCCGCCCCTATATTGCAGCTGCCCCCGATTACTCAAGATTACCAAGCGCCCGCCCGGGACTTCGTCAACAAGCCTTCGCGTGTCCCCGAGACCCTTGCCGCGCCCGCGTACAGACGTTCTCGTCCTCTTGATCTGCATCGCTGCCTCGATCATCCACGCGTCAGATTGGATACGCCCTCTAGTTCCGAAGTCCAGGACACGCACGAACGCCTCCTTTGGGTAAAGCATAGGCAAAGATTTGGGAATGCCTATCCCGAGGTCGCAGACTGCGACCACCAGCTTCTCCTCGTCTTGCCGGCAGAACATCCACCATTTCTCGGAGGGAGGAGCAGGCAAGCCGTCACCTCGTGGAGCTATATAGGCATGGTTGACAGCATTACCCATAGCCTCTGAAACGCCCCGGAACAGGTGCTTGGCGCGCTCGCTACCAAGTGACCTGTACGTCTCGATGAGTGAGCCAACCTGCTCGCCGTCGACCATTGACGATGACGCAACGCGCCAAGAGATCACATCCGGACGGGAAGGCACCACTGAGCTCTCGTATCCCAGTAGCTGAAAGATCTTCAAGTGCTGGAGTACCTCTGCGACGGTCGGGTCTTTCGGAGGTTTGCATCTGAGACCAAGACCGGGATAAATCGACCGCAGCCTCTGAAGCTCTGAGAAAAAGAGGAGCGTCGCGCTAGCCACCATCAGCGCAGTCCGCCGGAAATCGATGACCAGGGCTTGACCTGACTCTTGGCAAGAAATTGCTGCATTGCGTAGTTGCTGAAGAAAGTCGACCACCAAATCATGGTTGCGATTTTCCAAAGCAAACTCAACCGGTGCAACAATCGTGATGCCCCCATCGATCGTGAAGTCAGGGTGTTGTCCCTCTTCGCGGCGCCTTCGAAGCACGTAGTCCCTCCGAGTCCTTCGGGCGGCAGCTCGCCGTGCCCTGGCTAGATCTCGCCATCGGTCCCTGATCTTCTTCAC